AGAATATAAGAAAAGAATATAGAAAACAACATAATAATTAAGATACAATTAGTGGCGAGCGTAGGGGTGTCTCTCTGCGGAGGTTTAATACCTTTTGAGTCACTAATTGTATTATAACAAAAAAAAATAAAATAAGAAAAAAAATGATTAAATGGTTTGAAATTAATTTAGGTTGGTTTTTCATCAACGGAAAAAAGCAACAACAATGGAATGAATATTTGAAACAAAAATATGAAAGCAAGTGAACTAAGATTAGGCAATTGGGTAGAACAACCTAATGATGGAGTTACTAGAGTAACTGCAGTTTTAAATGATTTACAGATAAAAACAGAAACTGAGTATGTTGATAAGTACTTTAGACCTATCCAACTAACAGAAGAATGGTTGTTGAAGTTTGGGTTTAAAGAGTATTTATGTTTAGACGGTATATACGGATTTAAACTAAACGAATATGTATTTATAAATGAAGGTCAATTCAGAATGGTTTTATTTGGTTCAGAGGATGCAATGCTTTTACGTGCTGAGATAGTTATGGTTCACCAACTCCAAAACCTTTACCACGCTTTGACGGGTGAAGAACTAACAATAATCAAATGAAGGCTAAACGCTTCAACAAAGATTTGATAATTAAAATTTAAGAATGTGGAATAATAGGTTAAGTTTAGATTACTAAGCAAAATGCAAGTAAAAACTCACATTAAACCCATTTAAAGACTTTAACGATAGTAATTACAAACAATATTATAAAAAATATAAAAAAGAAAAATGATTAAAAAACATAGATTTCCATACAATTGGACTTTAAAGGAAGCTGTTTTTACCAAAGATAAAGGAACTGTATTTAGTTGTTTTGCTTGTGGTGGTGGCTCAACTATGGGTTATAAGTTAGCCGGGTTTGATGTGTTAGGATGCAATGAGATTGATCCAAAAATGTTCGAAGCGTATAAGACTAACCACAACCCAAAGTATGCTTATTTAGAGCCAATACAGACCTTTAAATTAAGAACTGATTTGCCTGATGAATTATACGATTTAGATATTTTGGACGGTTCGCCACCTTGTAGTAGTTTTTCAATGGCAGGAAACCGTGAAAAGGATTGGGGTAAAGAAAAAAAATTTAGAGAAGGACAAGCGGAACAGGTTTTAGATAATTTATTCTTTGATTTTATCGACCTTGCGAAAGAATTACAACCTAAAGTAGTAGTAGCTGAAAATGTAAGCGGCTTAATGATGGGATCAGCAAAGGATTATGTTAAAAGAATTTATTCAGAATTTAAAAATGCAGGTTATCAATTAAGGATTGAACCTTATTTATTAGATGCTTCTAATATGGGCGTTCCTCAAAGACGTAAAAGGGTGTTTTTTATAGCAATCAGAAACGACTTAGCAAATAAGTTTATGGAACAGGTTGATATGTTTCAAGTAGCACCTAAGTTAGATTTAGATTTTAATGAAGAGCGACTAACATTAAGAAAAATAAATGTTGAACTTGGAGATGATTTAAAAGGATTTGCTATACAGGATTGGACAAGAATGAAAAACGGAGAGCCTAAAAAATATCAACAATCGGTTATGGTTGATATAGATGAAGTGCATCCTACTGTTATCGGTGGTTATAAATCAAAGGCAAGTCCAATGCCTAATTGGTGTCCGAAGTGGATGAGCAAATCTGATTTGTGTAAAATAGGAACATATCCACAAGATTATGATTTCGGAAAACTAAAGGAAGGTTATTTAATTGGAATGAGCGTACCACCTGTAATGACCGCACAAATAGCAACCGAAATTTATAACCAATGGCTATCAAAATTATGATATGATTAAATGGTTTGAAATTAATTTAGGTTGGTTCTTTATCAACGGAAGAAAGCAACAACAATGGAATGAATATTTAAAACAAAAGTATAACCTAAAATAAATAAATGATGTACACAATTAACGATATTGAAAAAATCCTAAACTTTAAAACTTGGGATGACAAGAAAAAAATTGATGAATTGCTTCAAATAGATGCAAGAATTTATGCAAATCAAGGAATAGATTCAACAAAGGCAGAAAAAGAAAATGGTAAAATAAAAAGCCGGAAAATTTACAAAGCAATAAAAGAAATTGACAAACCTTTGGGTGATTCTTTTTTGCAATTAATGGATAAATAGATAATTAATCCTATTTTTATACAAAATTAGCAAATGAGAAATTCAAAGTATTATAAATATTTTGACAAAATAAAAGAAGGTCTGCAATTGGGCAAAACAAGTGGTGAAATTGTTAGAACTATTTTAGGGATTCATGATGATTCATTCAGGAAATACATCCACAGAAATAAAGATGAAATATTAGGTTTAAACCAAGGTATAAAAAATGCAGCAGAAAGTTTTGATGTTGATTGGAAGTCAATAAAACACCTATGGGTAAAAGATAAAAATTCATCTGCATTTGTAAAAAACCCAAATTATGTTGAACAGGAATTAGTTAGATTTGAAGAATTAAAAAATGAATTAATTGAAGATTTAAAAAACTATTCACCAACATTCCCAAAAATAAAAAGACTTCAAGACAAAGATTCTTATTGTTTAGTAATTGATCCGGCAGACGTTCACATTGGCAAATTATGTTCATCATTTGAAACAGGAACAGATTATAATCAGCAAATTGCTGTTAAAAGGGTTTTAGATGGCGTTAATGGGATCATAAACAAAGCAAGAGGGTTTAACATTGATAAGATTATTTTTATTGGTGGAAACGATATATTACACACAGATACACCAAAAAGAACAACAACAAGTGGAACACCACAAGACACGGATGGAATGTGGTATGAAAATTTCTTAATGGCTAAACAACTTTATATTGATGTAATTGAATTATTGTTGTCGATTGCTGATGTACATTTTGTTTTTAACCCATCAAATCACGATTATACAAATGGTTTCTTCCTTGCTGATGTCATTGCTACATATTTTAGAAATTGTGAGAATATCACGTTTGACGTTAGTATTGCACACAGAAAATACACAATGTATGGAAACAGTTTAATTGGAACAACACACGGTGATGGTGCAAAGCAAATTGATTTAGGAATGTTGATGAGTGTGGAAGCCAAAGATATGTGGTCAAAAGCAAAACACAGGTATTTTTATACACATCACGTTCACCATAAAACAGCAAAAGATTTAATAAATGTAACAGTTGAAAGTTTACGTTCACCATCTCCGGCAGATAGTTGGCATCACAGAAACGGTTATCAACATTCACCTGAAGCAATAGAGGGTTTTATCCATTCAAAAGAACACGGGCAAATAGCAAGATTAACACACATATTTTAAAAAGTTATGAAAGACGAAAAACTATTATTATTTGGTTTATTTCTAACATCTGCATTGGCAGACACATTAGATGATATTTCAAACCAAAATTATTTTGTTAAAGATTTTAAAAAACAAACGAACCAATTTAGGGAATTTTTAAAAAAGAAAACGTTTAAATTGTTGAATGATTCATACGAAATTGATCCTGAATTTTTTGAATTAATTGATACATCTGTTACAAATGCAGCAATTGAATCAGCTAATGAAATGTTTAAATATCTTTTTGAATTAGAAAACATTAAAAAAAAGTAAATGAATTGGATTGATGTAAAACAAATGATGCCTGACAACAATGGCATTTGTATTTGTTATCAACCAATAACAGCAGAAGATCAAATTCAAGCAATACTAAATGATGAAGAAATGTATGATGAAAATGATGGTGTAATTTGTTGTATTTATTTAAATGGGTTATTTTTAACACCATCATTTACATCAAATAAACTTATTATTTGTGATGGTGTTACACATTGGATGGAGATGCCATTTCCCCCAAAAAATTAATTATGAAAAAAGATACAATTGTTAAATCAGTAGTTGATAAATATAAACAACGATCAGAGGTTGGAATAAAAAAATATAACAAAACAATGGATAGAGATGATTTAAGTTTATTGGATTGGTTAACGCATCTTCAGGAAGAATTAATGGATGCAACATTGTATGTTGAGAAATTAAAACAAGAATTTAAAAAAAAATAATTATATTTGCTTATTATGAAAAAAACAATGATTTTTATTTCCAAGTATTTTTTAACACCAATAGGTGTTGCAATTGGTATTCCTTTTGTTCTTGTTGGGTTTATTTGTGGTTTATTTTTTAGCGCAGCAAAACAAGGTTTCAAGTTGACAAGTGAATTGTAATAATTAAAGTACCTACATCAATGGATAAATCCGGTGTTGCTATCTCCATACAAAAAGCTAATAAGTACAATAAAAAAATGCTATAAATTATGAAAACCGAAATGGTAAAGATTACCGAGATTCAAAAGAATCCAAATAATCCTCGATTGATTAAAGACAATAAATTTGAAAAATTGGTTCAATCAATTAAAGAATTTCCTGAAATGCTTAATTTAAGACCAATTGTTGTAAACAACGAAATGGTTGTTTTAGGTGGAAATATGCGTTTAGCTGCTTGTAAAGAAGCCGGATTAAAAAATGTGCCAATTATAAAAGCTGACGATTTAACGGAAGAACAACAAAAAGAATTTATAATTAAAGACAATGTTTCATTTGGTGAATGGGATTGGGATATGTTAGGCAATGAATGGGAAGGTACAGAATTAGGTGATTGGGGGTTGGATGTTTGGCAACCTGAAGAATATGTTGACTATTCAATATTAGATGATGAAGATGTTGACGAACAATTAGAAAATATGACTAATGGTGTTAAAAAAGCTATACAAATTGAATTTGAAGCAGAACATTATGAAGAAGCATATCAACTTGTAAAATTTTGGCGAGAAAGAGGTGCGTATATTGGTGGTATGATAATGGAATATCTGAAGTCTGAAAAAGAAAAAATTTAATGTGTTCTATAATAGGTTATTCAGGCGAATATAAAAAATCGTTAGTTAATGATATATTGAAAAATTCAAGAATTAGAGGTTTACATTCGTTTGGATATTGTTTTTTTGAAAACAAACAAATTAAAATTTTAAAATTTTTAGATTACAACGATTTCTTGAAAAGCATAAATAAAAACAAGCCAAATAAATTTATTGCTCACTTTAGATATTCGACAAGCGGTGATTATAAAGTTGAAAAAAATAATCAGCCTATAAAAAAACAAAACACAGCTTTAGTTTTTAATGGAGTTCTTGATATGGGAACAAAAAGAGATATGGAAGAAATTCATAATGTTATGTTGGAAACAGATAATGATGGTGAATTAGCTTTAATAAAATACAATGAATCAGATAATTCTGTTTTAGATTTTATAAAAAACAAAACTTTTGCGGGTATTTTTATAAATGAAAACGAAATAAAAGCATTAAGAAATAAAAATAGACCGGCTTATGTTGGTTTTTATGGTGATATAAAAATAATTGCTTCAACTAAAGACATCTTAAAAAGATCAGGCGTTTTAAACTTTATTGAGATACCAAAAAATAATTTTTACAACATATGAAAATAAGATTGGCAAGAGAATTAGATGAGGAATTTATAAAAGAAATTCATAAGGAATCAAAAGAATTTATTGGAAGTTTTAATTTGTTTTATAGTTGGGATGATTATATAAAAAGACAAACAAAATATTTGTTTTATGTAATTGAGGGAAAAGCATTTATGCGATATGGTTATAGTAAAATGCTGAAATGTTATGTAATAAAAGAAATTGCAGTAAAAAATGAATTTAAAGGGATGGGATATGCTAAAGCATTGTTTAATCACGCAAAAAAACCATTATATTTAACTTGCAACACAGACAATAAAAAAGCAAATGAATTTTATTCAAGAATGGGAATGAAGTTTAAAGGGGAAAAAAATAGTAAAAACGGCAAATTCAAAATGAATGTATGGGTTTTGTAACATATGAACAATATCATAATGATTCTATGGAAGCAAAAGATGTTGATCCATCAGTTATTTGTTTAAAATATTTAGCAGATCGTTTTGAACTTAACCTTAGTCAGAGATATTGGATTGCTTATTTATATGGAACAAATTATTGCGCACCAACAACATTTTTGATGTATAATGAATTTCCTGATTTTGAAATGGTCAACATTAATAGATTAAAAAAATGGTGGGATGAAAAAAAAAACAAAACCATATTTCAAAGTGACAGGTTAAGAATAAAAACAGGCAATAATTTTATACCAAGTTTTATAAGTTATAAAAATTTAGTTAAAAACAATCAACAAGCGTATTTTAGGAATGCTAAAAATAGTGACGAAATTTACAATTTAATAACAAATATAAATCATTTCGGTAGGTTTAGTTGTTTTAATTATTTAGATGTGTTAAATCAAATAACTGACATTAATTTAAACCCAACATATTTGAATATGGTTGAAGCAGAAAGTTGCAGAAAGGGTTTATGTTATGCAATAGGCAAGGATGAATTGGTAAATAAAAAATTAACTAGACAAACAGCATTAGATTTACATAAAATGTTTTTGGAGTTTATGAAAAAATATGATGGAAATATTTATCAAATAGAAACAACATTATGCGCATATCATAAATACAGAAAAGGGCAAAGATATATTGGATATTATATAGAAAGAATGAGGAAAGAGATTGAAAAAATGGAGCAAATGAATTATGGTGTTGCTTGGGAAGTTCTTTGGCAATTTAGAGAAGAAACATTTGATAAAAAACACTTAAATGAATTTAAATAATTGTTTTTTATTAATAGGAGGTTGTGGATCCGGTAAAACTTGGACAATGAAATCAATAATAAAAAATAAAAACTTGGATGTTTTAGGCAAATGTGGTATGATTTATTTTAAAACAAATAAAGAAGAAAATGTTTGTGTTTTGGGTAAATATGATGGAAGTGTTTTTGAAGGTTCGGATAAGTTATCAATGGCTGTTGCAAGAGATTTTGAATTATTTAAAAAATTGTCAGACATAAAAAAATGGAAAATAATTTGTGAGGGTGATAGGTTTACTAATAAAAAGTTTATTGAAGTTTTCAAGCCTTATGTAATCAAAATAAAGGATTCAGGAGAAAAAGGAAGGAAAGAAAGAAAATCAACTCAAACAGAAAGACACATTAGGTCAATACAAACAAGGGTCAACAATACAAGGTGCAACATTGAAGTAGAAAACAGCTTGGAAGCGTTAAAAAAATTGTTAAATTTAATGTAATGAAAAGAATTGATTTAATTAAAGTAGAACACAATCATAAAATTGGCGAAGTATGTGAGTATATTGAGCCAAATGTAACAGAAGATTGTATTTTTTATGCAGATGGTGAGCCGGTAGGGTTTTATCTTACAAAGATGCCTGAAAAAATGTGTAAACTTGCTGATTTGGCAAATAAAGAATTTAGAAGTAAAAACGTTCCAAAGTCTATGATGAATAGGTTGTCAGCGGTTAAAGGAATGTTAAAAACAGAATGGATTGGTTCAGGTGATGTTCAAGAAGTTAGTCAAATGTCAGTGATTTTAGGTTCAATTCCCCCTAAACCAATGGTAAGACGACCATATGCTTCTATATCAAGTGTGCATTCAGTAAAGACAGCGCAAACATTCATTAAAGCAATGTTATTGTTAGCAAAGGAAAGCGAAATTTTAATTAAAGAAATTTTACCAAAACAATACGAACAACAAATTGAATTATTTAAAGATGTTCCTGAAAAATGGAGGTTTGCGAACTTATTTACAAGTTCAATTTCAAACTATAATATTTCAGCACCATTTCACCGAGATACAGGAAACATTGTTGGAGCAGTAAACGTAATAATTTGCAAAAAACATAATTCTAAAGGAGGTGATTTGCATATTCCTGATTATAATGCAACAATAGGTCAACAAGATAATTCAATTTTAGTTTATCCCGCTTGGCGCAATGTTCATGGAGTTACGCCAATTATACCAACCTTTGAGGGTGGATACAGAAACAGTTTAGTTTTTTATCCGTTAAAAGCATTTAAAGGGTTGGATTCATAAAAAAAATTACAAAATGGCACAAAAACGAACAAAAGTACAACAAGAAAGAGTTTTGAAGGCGTTAGAGGGTAGTTTGGGCGTTGTTACAACAGCTTTGAAAAATTCTGACATCACAAGAACAACCTATTACAGATGGTTGCGTGAGGATGAAGAATTTGCAAATAAAGTTGATGAAATAGAAAATATGCAGCTTGATTTTATTAAATCAAAATATTACGAATGTATAAAGGATAAAATACCATCAGTAGTTATTCACGCAGCCAAAACAAGATTAGGTTGGAATGAAACCAATAATGTTGATATAACAACAAAAGGCGAAAAAATTAATGATGACAGGGTTGTGATTAATTTTAAAGGAACAAGCGAAAATTAATCGTTGCTGTGGAAATAACCTTTTCCAAAACATATCAACCATTGTTTGACATTCTTGAATCTTGGAACGTTGTCAATTCAAAAGAGTTTAAAAACTATTCTGATGAAGATAAAAAGTATTGGTCTGAATTGGCTGAAGTTGATACTGTTTTAATTTCCGGTGGTCGTGATTCAGGCAAATCATTTGCTTTATCTTGTTGGAATCCAATTGCAGCCAAAGATTATAACCATAGAATTTTATATACAAGGCAAACAATGTCAGCAACAGACAATTCAATTACTGAAGCATTGGAAGGTCGTATTCAAGATTTGGGTTATGAACATTTTTTTAATGCTGCAAATAAAACCTATTCTGTAATAAATGGTGATGGCAGAATCTCAATTACCGGTCAAAGAACATCAAAAGGAACGGAAACAGCCAAATTAAAATCATTAGAAAATTTTAGCGTATTCCAAACAGAAGAAGGTGAAGAATTAGAATCTTATAATGAATGGAATAAGGTCAAAAGGTCAATGAGAGCAAAAGACGTTCAATGTTTGTCTATAATCGTATTTAATCCTCCAACAAAAGAGCATTGGATTTATGAAGAATTTTATGATACTATTGTTCCAAATGGTTTTAATGGTGTCAAAAACAAAACTTTATATATCCATTCAACGTATAAAGATAATATTGATAATATGGCACAACACAACATTGAAGAATTTAAAATGTTGGAAGATGCTTACAATGAATATGAAAAGCTATCAAAAG